TCAAATCGCGGACCTTCAAGATTCCACTGAACCCAAGAAGGGCCGCGCCACCCCTTGGATGGTCACTGCTGTTGACCCAGGCCTCTACCGGAAGCTCCGCCCCGGCGACGAGCCCCCCGAGGTCGAGGAGCATTTTGTCTCGGCCAAGGCGGCTGGGGCGCGTATCGGGCTTGGCCCGCGAGCTTTGAAACAGGCCCAGCGTTATCAGGAAATGGCGCGGCTTTCCGGCAAACCCGCTCCGCCTCCTGGATTTGTGGTGCTGCGTGGTGTAACTTTTTGCGACCTTGCCTATGCTGACTGACGACTGCTCCGAGCTCGTGAAACTGGGGGAGAGCGCGGATCTGATTCCGCCGAAACCACCCGAGCCCATCCCTTGGGCCGAGGGAGACATGCCCCACGCTGAGACCCTGGACCTTGACGAGTATTCCATCACTTTGCTCAAGATGACCAAGTGCCGTAGCTTCCGCGCCGACTTCCGGCACAAACTGCTCATCATCATCCGCGCCCACAAGGGCTACGGGCGTGGGGGCTGCACACGCGCCGCCAAGCGGCTGCACGTTAGCCGGGTTGGCTTTTGGCAATGGTTTAATTTTCACTCCATCCCCAAGACCCGACTGGCTTTCGACATCATTGACAACGCTTACCAGGAGGCTCTGGAGATGCTGGTAGCCGCCCACGTCAAGCGCCATGACTTCCGCCAGCGGCCCGATAAAGACAAAAACGCCAAGTATCAGGCCAAATCCAAGCTCGCCTGGGCCCGGATAAAGGCGGAGCGGGCGGCGAAAGCGGCTGAATCATGCGCTGGGTAGACCGATACGCCATGGCTTGGTCCTGGGTAGAGCCTGGGAGCTTCTTGGCGGGCGTAGGACGACTTTGCCGCGAGACCCTGGTCAATACCCTCCTGATAGCCTCCGGCCTCTCCTGGGTGGCTTGCAGCCCCGTTTTAGCCCTATGGGGAGTCTACCACCCTGCCCGGCTCCAGCGGCTTATCCGGTGGGTGCGCCATGACTAGCCATGGGGGACACCGGAGCGGTTCGGGCCGACGCCTCCTGGGGCGGGTCGAGGTGACCATTCGGATCCCCCGCCCTCTGGCCAACCTTTTGGACCGTGCCGCTTTCCTGACCGGCCGCACCCGGGGTGAGGTCATCGAGGCTCTTTTCACTCCCCGGCGCAGGCGTCGGCGTCGAGTGTCCTAGACACTCGACCTACACGGGTAAGTCAGACTTACACTTTTCCCGCTTCCATCACGTTTTTCCCCCACCGTTTGCTGGCACGCCTCTAGCGTATCACCGGCCATGCATGTTCTGGCCTGGGTGGCCGTGGGGTTACCCGTCATTCTTCTGATGCTGGTCGGCTTGGGTCTGGTCACCCAAGGCTGGACCGATTGGTCAGAGGTCTACACGGTTTTGGTGGCCGTGATAATGGCTACGAGCATCATTTGGGGACTACGGTATCTGCTGCGCCACCAGTCCATTCCTCTGGTTGAGCAGCGGAGTTTTTGGGGCCCCTCCAATACGCCGGGGGTTAAAGGGCCGGGCGAAAACCGGCCTTCCTCTCTCCCCTCGTCCCAGGTCTATGTTTACATTTGCTAGACTAAAAAATAAACCCCGTTGCAATGACGGGATGGGGCGATTTGATTTAATCGGTCTCGCGCAGATTCTGTTCCTGGGTCTCCAATTGACCGGCGCGGTGTCGTGGAATTGGATTTGGGTTCTCTCCCCCGTTTGGGCCGGTCTGCCTTTGATAGCGCTGGCCGACCTGCTGCTGGGCCCCGACTCTTTGTTCCGCTTTTCCCTCTTTTGGTTGGTTAATCGTCGGCGTGAAAGGAAGCGAAAAAACTTATGAGCCTAGCGCATGAGCGGGCCCGCCTGGGCGGGGAAGACGTTTTGGAAGACCACGATTTGTCGCGGCTGAACATAGCCACGACCCGGGTTTATGAATTCATGCGCGACCACCAGTGGCACACGGCGCAGCAGATTCGCGTGGTGGCCCAGGGCAGCGAGGGCCTGCGCCGGATGCGCCAATTGCGGGCCCACGGTTTGGTCATCGAAAAGCGCCGGGTGCTGGGCCGCGCTACTTGGAAATACCGGCTGCGCGGGCCGAAGGAGTAAAATTTATGAGAGCTCAAATCACGGTAGAAGTCGAAGTAGAGGCCAATTATGACCTGGAGCCGTGGGATGACCGGAGCGGGGACATGGTTGTTGAGAGTGTGTATTTGATTGACCAGCAGGGGGAGGACCCTAGCCGGTGGTCTGAGGCCGAGGATGATGACGGCAACCCTGTTGACCTTCTGCCGTATTTGCCCCCGGAGTTACTGGAGGGTTTAGCCGAGCAAATTAAAATTCGGAAATATTATATGTCGGATAAGGAAGCCGCGAAGGCGGAAGAAGAGCCTTACCGAGCTCGTTGATTTTGGGTGGGGAACCCAAGGGGGTGGCGGGTTTTTCGGCTGTTGTTGTCCCGCTGCCCCCAGTTTTTTGACTTATGGACACCAAAGGGAGAATCACACGAACAGATGAGTGGAAGCCCGGTTCCTGGTATGTGCCGTTCCGATATCACCGCACGAGCATCCCCAGGCGGTTATTGCGGGTTGAGAAACCCGGCCCTGGCGAATCTCCTTTTGTGGTATTTGAAACGGATTCGGGTCAGGAGTGCAACCACTACGGGTGGCGGCATATGTGGTTGCCGGTGGAACCGCCCAAGCCGAAAGAATTAGAAAAGCTCTAACTCTTTCATGCCTCTGCTCCCTCCTGACTCCGCGACTCCGGCCGCTGCCTTCGATTGGTATAAGCCAGGGCCTGCGATTATCGAGTTCCACGGGTGCAAAGCCCGCACGAGAGCTCTGGTCGGTGCGCGTGGTAGCGGCAAGACCACGGGCTGGATTGTCGAGGCACTGGGCCACGCCTTCCACAATTCGGGCAGCAAGATTTACGTCCTGCGAAAAACCCAAAGTGAAAATGCCGTGACCACGCAGGATACTTTTGAGGAGGTCCTTAAGTCGTGCGGGTCCGGTTACGTTGACACGGGCTACTCCCTTTTCAAAAAAATCGACGGGGGCACCCACTACCGGCTCCCCAGCCGCGAGGCCATTTCGCTTTTCAATATCTTCATGCGCGGCAACCCCAACAAGGGCGAGATACTGCGCTGGATGGAAACCGTGGGGGTCCATTGGTGCTCCTTTGTTCATTTCGCAGGCGTGCCTGATGAGAGCAAGCGGGCCGGGCGTTTCCGGGGTTATGAGTGCTCGATGTTAGTCTTTGTCGAGGCCGACCAACTGCTGCGCGAGGATTGGGAAATGGCCCTCTTTTGTCTGCGTTGGAAGAATGCCGAGGGCCAGCACATCCAGGACACCTGCTGCATCCTGGACACCAACCCTCCGAGCCCAAGGCACTGGATTGCGGAGTTGGAGGAGCGCAGCAAAGGCGACCCCGAGGTGCGCTTCTGGCACATCCCGATGGCGGAGAATAGCCACAACCTCCCGCCGGGCTACGTCGAGGATGCCATGAAAATGTATGCTGCCAATCCCGCGATGTATAAGCGGATGATTTTGGGAGAATACGCGGAGGCCTTCGAGGGTTCGCGGGTGCTTTGGGCATTTTCCGAGCAGCACGCTGGCTCCAATTTGCCTTGGCCACGAGGGGCTTATCTGGTGCGCGGTTGGGACTTTGGCACCACCCAGGCCGTGGTTTGGGCCGCTTATTGGAACGAAGGCGGCGACGAGTATTGGTGGGATTTGCTTGAATACTTTGCCACGCAATCCGACATCGAGCGGCAGGCGCGTGAGACTATACGCCTGACTCAGGAGGCCTTCCCCTTCTGGAATGACCGGCACGTTTGCTCTGGGATCCTCGATTACTGCGACCCGGCGGGCAGCGCTCGCACCGATAAGGGGAGGAGCATTGACACTCTCGCTACTTACGGGGTCCATCCCGGCTGGAGCAACAAGCATCGGAGTTTGCAGCTTACTCTGAGCGTCTACAACCGGCTTCTGGAGAAGAAAGACCGGCGTGGACACTGGTCCTACCGGATTGACAAGGAAGGATGCCCGATGTTATATTTAGCGAGCCTTGGAGGCTATCGGTATCCCCAATCAGGTGAGACGGGTTTTGGTAAAGATGAACCCGGCAAAGGACCGGATTTTGACAACTACGACCACGTTTGCGATGCCTCCCGGTATGCCAAGGTAAACTGTCTGCGTCTCATGAAAACCGAGCTTGAAAAAATGGAGCGACCCGTTGGGAAGCTCGCTCGACTCGTGACTCCCAACCCCGCCCGACGTTGGTTTTAACCCTATGCCCACTATGCTCGACGACAAAAATATTTCACCGATGACTTCGGACCTGCCCAACCCCAGTGCGGGTGCGCCTGATAGTTCGATGTCTCCCCCTCCTGAGAATGCGTCGGCCGACCCCGCGCCTTTTACTCTGGACCCGACGCAGATTGCGGCCCTGGGCCTGGGTGACTGCAAGATAGGCGAGAGTTACGACCTCAAGCTGCGCGTGACCGACGCCGACGAGAGCGGGACGTCCTTTGAAGTCGAGTCGGCTGCTCCGAGCGAAGGCGAGGATACCGGCGAAGAAGGCACGGAGGCTCCTGACGATGGCGACGGCGTCAAGGACACTGAAGGCCTGGGCTACAGTCGCAAGACTAAAGCGCCGCGCGCCGGTCTCCCTGACATTTCCAAACTACGCGATTTATGACCGGCAAACAACGTTTCCCACAGTCGCCCAAAGGAAAGACGACTGTTCCCGTCCGCAACACGTCCGGTTGGCAGGATGGGACCACTAACTGGGCAATCTACCGAGGCGTGCAGCCGAAGTATGACAGCCAACCCAAACCGCCACCTCCGCCCTTGCCCCCACCTACCTGGAGCGGGCCAACGACCACCCCGGTGGTTTCTTAACTTATGGCCTTTGCATTCCAGTCTCCGCCACCTTTCGCGGCTTCCCCGGACGCTGGAATGGGTGCGCCCGTGCCACCGGCCCCCGGCGCGGCTTCCCCGATGCCCGGTGGCCCAATGCCCGGCGCAGGCGGCATCCCTGGGGCCATGGGCACCCCGCCTATGGCTGCGCCAACGGGCCCGCCCGACCCGGCTTCTCTCCACTATCTGACCGAGACCCAGCAGGACGGCACTGTCCTTTTGCGGGTCATGAACCCTGACGGTTCACCCGGCCCGGTGGTGCAAATTGTCCAACCCAAAGCGGCTAAACCCGGAGGTAAAAAGTGATTGAGAATTTAATTTTGAATGGCGATTTTTCGGCTTGGACCGGCGGCACTTCGGTAGGGAATTTGGAATGGCTCCCGGAGAACACAGTCACGCCCACGGCCTTTGCCGACCATTGGGGACTGGCCGGAATCGACTTTGCGGAAGGGCCGACCCAAATTGATTTGCAGCGGGTGGCCTTCCCGGATGCGACTCTCGGAGAACCGCCAATCCCCGGGGGAGACTTTTACTATTTGCACGTCGATGCCAGCGCTGGAAACACGGGTCCTGTCGATGCCGACCCTACTTGGCTCGCGCTCTACCAAAAAATCGGCGCGAACTACAACCGCACGATGTTAGCGGGCCGTCACCTGGACATCAGTTTCTTTTATCGCTGCTGGTTCCCGGGCATGGCCATTGCAGCGGCCGTGCATCCTGACACCCTGGTGGGTGGAGTGGCCGGGCCTGCTATCGCTCCGGCCGGTTGGCGCGGGGGCCAAGCGATAGGGCTGCGGAATATGCCTGACAGTCCCTGGGACTTCTTCCGCATGTCGGTGACTGTTCCCTCGATTATCACCGACTACTACCGGCTCTATATCTACTTGCAGTCCGGGGCCACCCGTGCCGCGCTCTACAACGGCCGCTCCGTTTCGGCCAATGGGCTCGGGGGCTGGGCCCTGGACCTTGCCCACGTCACCGTGACTATGGGCGACAGAGGCCGTGGCTACTCTTTGCACGAGGAAGCCCGTGGTCCCAGCGTGGTCGTGACTTAAGGCCACTGCATGGATCGAATCCTCGCACGTCGGCTTGAAACCGATGAAGATTTCCAGAAGAAGGTTGCCAAGTTAGTTAAGGACTACACCAACCTGGGCCTGACGAGCCTGCACTACTGGATTGACGAGTTCGACGCCGCGCACGACATCCTGATGTGCTACGCGCCACTGGCCAAGGCGGACCTGGAAAATTTGGAGCGCGGACATCCCCGGCGGTTCATTCTGCCGATGACCACGACCCAGATTGCCACGATGTCCACATTTATCGCGCAGGCTTTGTTTGGAGAGTCCACTCCGCATAAAGTCGAAGGCCGGGGCCCCGAGGACGAGGTCCCGGCCGAGCATATGAACCAGCTACTGCGCTGGAACGCGGAGCAGCAGCCGACCTATTTGCTGGGCTACCTTTGGATTCAGGACATCCTGACTTTTAACCGAGGGATCTTCTACAATTCCTGGGCCCCGATTTATCAGAGCAAACTAACCGAGGTCGAGATTACTGATGAGACCGACAGGGACGAGGCCACGGGTGAATACAAGACCTACAAGCGGATGACCCGGACCAAGGTCCCGGCCGGTGGGTATAACAAACTGCACCTTGTCTCGCCTTACGATTTCTTCTGCGACCCCGCCCTGCCCCTCTGGCGGCTCCAGGAGGGACGTTTTGCCGGGCACCGCACACTTATCCCCTGGACCGAATTAAAACGCCGCTCCACCCTTCCTGTCGAGCATCCGGCCTATGTCCTGCCCAGTGCCGTGCAAGGTTTGAGCGACAAGGGCCACAATCGGCAGAAGGCAATCTCGACCTCGATTGCCAAGCCACCGTCAGGGAGTTATTCCCGGCCACTGTCCAGGACGGCCTTCGAGCGCAACCGTTCGACTCCGCCCAACGTGCAGCAACTGGCCGACGAGAACGACGCCGGGATGATTGAATGCTTTGAAGTCTGGATCCGCTTGGTCCCCGAGGATAACGAGCTATACGACGGGGAAGACCCGGTTATTTTTCAGGCCCTCCTGGGCAATGGCGACATTGTTCTGTCCATCAGCGAGTCCACTTACGAGCATGACCAGTATCCCTACTCACTGGCCGAGTCCAGGCCGAGTGGTTACTACCAGTTTTCGCCGGGGATGGTGATTACGCTTAAGCCTCTCCAGGACTATATCGACTATTTGAAAAACCGGCACCAGGAAGCGCTGATGCGGACAGTGGGCAACGTTTTTATTGCGCGGGCCGACAAAGTGAACCTCGCGGATTTTTTGAATCCCGAGAAGGAGGGCCAGATTATTCCGGTCTTGCCCGAGGCGAGCGGAGACAAGCTGGACGACATTATCCGGCAAGTGCCGGTCAATGATTTGACCAAAGACTTTCCCAAGGAAATGTCCCAGTTCATTGATTTCGCGCAGACCGTGTCCGGGGTCAGTCAGCAGATGCAGGGCACGACTACGGGTGGCGACACCACGGCCACCGAGTTTGCGGGCACGCAGCAGATGGCAGCGGGAAGGCTTACTTCCCTGGCCCGGCTTATCAGCGTCGAGGGTCTGGTCCCGCAGACCAAGCAGTTCGTGGCGAATTTCCAGCAGTTTATTGATGGCAGCATGGTGCTGCGCTTCATGCCGAGCCTGGGTATGCCCGCGAAATTTCAGGGCATCACGGCTCTGACCATTACCCGGGATATTATCCAGGGTGACTTTGATTTCATCGCGCACGACGGCACGTTGCCGGGCACTGACAGTCGCAAGGTGGCAGCGATGACCAGGGCCCTCGAAGCTGCGGCCGAGTTCCCCATGTTCTTTACGCCCCAGCCCGGCAACCTCGATGCGCGGGCCATGCTCCTGGCTCTGCTCAAAGCCAGCGGAGTTAATATCGAGAATTTCCAATTTACGGCGAAGTCTTTGACTCCTTCGCCGCCTCCTCCCGGACCCGATGGTGCGCCGGTTGGGACGCTTCCAGACCTGGGTAACTTGGTCAATCCAGTTCCAGTTCCCACGCCGGAAGGGCCCGGGAGGCCTTCTTTGCCTAGTGCGGAAACGCTGCCTCCAGCTTCTCCTCCGCAAATTCGCCCAGCCAATGCCTGATTATGCCGACAGAACCAGATTTAAACGCGCCCTGGCCCCCGGCTCCACCTGCGGACCACGCCGAGCTCGCCGCCAGTGAAATTATTGCCTTCCTGGTAAGCCAGGGCATTGCGCGAGACGTCATCACCATGAGTGCGTCCAACTACTCGCTTCCGGCTTCCGACTGGTGCCAGGATGAGTTTGCGACGGCATTTACTCATCTGCTCGGGCAACTGAATTTCACTTTCAAGGATGAGAGCCGCAACTGTCAGGCCTTCTCCCGCTTTGCCGTGGGCTATGCCCAATGGTTGCACAGTGAGACCCCGACAGCAGGCCTGACAATGCTGGCAGTCGCAGATTTCCATTTCATTTCCGACACGTTGGGGGCCCACGCGATTGTTTGCGCCGTGACTCAGATAGACGGCAAGACTCTGGTCCAATTCTTTGAACCCCAAGCTACGGCTGCTGGCCTGGGAACCTTTAGTATGCGGCCAATGGAGCTATCGCCATGGGAAATAAAATCCTGTTTGTCTGTTCGCTTTTGATTCTCTCGGGGTGCGCCTCGGGTCCGACCAGCACTATCACTGTTGAGAAGCCCCCGGTGCGATATGCCCCGGCCACCACGAATGCCGCGCCGGTCTGGCCGACAACTAACGCAGTTCCTTCAGCCGTGCGGGTGCAATGAAGCTCGAAGTGGTGGGCATTTCGGCGGGCGATGAGAAACGCGCCTGGGCTCTCTTTCCAAAGAGTCCAATGCAGGCTACCTTACACAACGAGGTGGTTCGCAAGATTGAATCTTTGCGCGATGAATTGGAGACATCTACCCGTGAAACATTTTTGGAGACGCAACTGAGTTTGAAAGCTCACCGGTATCTCCTGGGACTAATCCACCGCAACGACCAGCTTTTGACTAAGTAATTTTATGGCAGACTCAATAACTCCTCCTTCGGCCGCTCCGGCGGCAATTCCGAGCCCGGCCCCTGCTCCGGCCGCTCCGCCGATAAGCAAGCCCAGTTCTATCCCGACCCAGCGGACCAAGCCTACGGTGGGTGCCCGCAAAGCCCTGGGGATGGACGAGAGTGTCAATAAGGCCGTGGGCCGGGAGATTAAGAAACTCAAAGCGGCCTATCGGCAAGAGAGCCCGGTAACGGACAAGCTCGTGGAGCCCGCGCCCAAACCGGCGGCTGCGCCTAAACCGCCAGAGGCTCCCGCTCCGCCGGTAGCTGCGCCCGAGCCCCCGGCCGGGGCCGCGCCCGCGCCCGCGCCCGCGCCCAAGATTAAAATTGGAGACAAGGAATACACCCCCGAGGAGCTCCAGGCCAAGTTCGCGGAGAGTGAAGCGGCCAGGGCTCCGGCTCCCGCGCCCGCCCCGGAACCCGAGGCCCCCCAGGGGCCCGCACCTTTGACGGCCGAAGAGGTGGCGGCTCGCGAGAACAATTTTATTGAGACCACGGCCGCAGGCCTGGACGTCCCCTTCTCTGAGGAGCAGATGGACACAATCCTTGCCGGTGGCAAACCGGCCGTCGAGTTAATGACCGGGCTGCGGAAGCAAGACATGGCCAGGGCCATTCTCCTGGCGCGTAAAGGGGTGGCCCAGTCTTTGGACCCCATCATGCAGCAGATTTTTGCCTCCATGCGTCCACTGGTCGAGAACCACCAGATGATAACTCGCTACTCGGTGGAGCAGCAATTCCTGGCCAAGCACAAAGACTTTGTCCCGCACATTGCCACGGCCCGGCAGGTGGCCGAGGAGTTGTTGAAACGCTACCCGCAGCAGGTCGAGCGAATGAGTCACGAGCAGTTCATTGACGAGGTGGCCCGGCAGACTGACGGCCTATTGACCTCCGAATACAAGCGATGGTTTCCGGCCTCGGCTGGGACTTGGCGCAATGGCGGGAACATTGTTCCGGCCGTTCCTGTCGCTCCGGTTGCGGCCTCGGTCCCCGGCCCTGCGCCCAGCACCGGCACGGCTCCGCCTCCTCCGCCGGTTCCGCATGTTGCGACCCGGCCACCGGTTCCCAATGCTCCGGTAGGCAACACTGGCGGCATCACTCCTGACTGGCGGAAATCAGTCGCGGCATCGCTCCGGTAAAACTTGAAAGACACGGCAATCAATCAAGTTTGGTTGCATCGGTATTGTTAATTACTCGAATCGGTCTTACCTTAGTTATTATCAGGGCTGAACCCAAGGAGTCAGCCCGGGTTTCTAAACTAAGATTATGTCAGCCGTATCTGGTCTACTTTCTTCTGCTTCCGCTCAAACCAACGATTTGGTTGGTGAGTTCCAGGAAACAATTTTCGTTCGTAATGCCAAAGGCCTCAATGTGGGTTCCACGTTGTTCGGCCTAATGGCCAAGCTCAAGACTGAGCCAGCGGACAACATCGAATTTAATTGGTTTGAACGTAACCCGGTTACGCGAACCATCTTTTCCAGCTTGGCTGAAGGTACCGGTGCGCTGGGCACGCTTAGCTTCGACAACGGCAAAGGGACCACGGTTACTCAGTTACTCGCCGCCGGGCACATTCTGCGGAATGACCGGACAGGGGAGTATGTCCGGGTGACCAGTGATCCGGATCCCTCCGGCTTTACGGTCACGGTGCTGCGCGATGTGGCCAACCTGGACGGGGACCTTGCCACGTCCGACTACGCCACTGGCGGCATTGTTGCGGCCACCGGCACTAACCCGATCACCGGCCAAGCCTACGACGTTTTGGGTGCGTCAGTGCTCCTGGGTGATTCCTGGACGATTATTACTTTGGGCAAGGATGAGGGTGCCGACCCTACCCGTGGTTCCTATGAGGACCCGGAGACCCTGATTAACTACATCCAGACCTACAACAGCACGGTCCACTTGACCAATGCGTTCAAAGGTCAGGTCTTACGTTCCGACATCGAGGGCCCCCTGACTGACCGGCGCATTCAAGCGCTGGAAAAAATCGCCCGCGATATCGAAATGTCCTACCTGATGGGCCGCAAGCGCCGGTTGACCGGCACCAATGGCTACGTCTACCTGACCGGCGGTCTCTACGACAGTTTGCTCAAGAACGCGCCCGGCAACATCCTCGACGGCAAAGGTGGCACCAGTCTCGCTCCTGGACCTTATGTCACGTTGGCCGAGTTCAACGACTGGATGGAGACTTTTATGACCTACGGGTCCGACGCCAAGTTGGCCTTCTGCGGACCTCGGGCCTATACCTGTATTTCGACCTTCGCCAACAGTGCGGCCAATGGTTACCGCATCATGCAGGGCGAGCAGGTTTTTGGGATGCACATTACGACCATCAACACTCCCTTTGGCGAGTTGTCGCTGGCCTACCACCCGCTGCTCAAGGAAGCAGTGGCTTTCAATTCCTGGATGTATGTGGTGGACCTCCCGATGGTGGTGCAAAAAACTTTCGAGCCTCTCTTCCTGGAGCCTGACATTCAGATTCCCGGCCAGGACGCTTACAAGGAGCAATACCGGGCCAAGCTGGGCCTGAAGCTCAAATTTGCCAATGCCTTTGGCGTAGCCCACGACCTGACCAAGATTGTCGCGTGATTGCCCGGCGTAAAGCAGTAGTGGAGCCAGCGGATGCCGTTACGGCTCCCCCGGCTACGACCATTGAGCCCGCGACTCCTGCCAGGGTCGTTGTGTTTTGGAAGGCCTATCCGAGCATCGTCAAGTTTGAGGATGGGACCTCGATTACCTTCCGGGGCAACAAGCTCGTGACGGCCGATGAGACTTTGATCCAAAACATTAAGACGGTGATGGCTAAAAATGGCATCGTCGTCGCCAACGGAGAGCCAATTTAATATGAGCGATAAAAACAAATCTAGCGGGGAATCCTCGGTCAAGAGCGGGTGCGTGAACAAGACCGAGTATCCCAAGGTCCTGGGTGGTTATCCTTCGGAGAAGACTCTCAAGGAAATCGATAAGCAGAATTCCCCCAGTGGCCGGAAGAAAGCACCCGGCAGCGTGCGGGTGTAACTACAGCGCCAGGGCCAGCGCCCTGAGAATTTACCGGCGCGGAGCCTAAACAAACTCTGCGCCGGTTTTGTATTTTTTATGAACCTCTATGACCTCGTCTCACGGATAAGCATCGGGGTAATGCGAAGCGACTTGGCTCCGCTGTATCCGAGTTTTGTTAACGAGGCTCTGACTTACATTCAGCAGCAGCGCTCCTGGTTGGTCATGAAGGCCAACGGCATTTTTCGGATGGCCAACGGGGCCAGTGCGGTCAACCTCGATGTGGACGAGGACGGGCTAGTCACCCGCTTTAAGGAGCTCACCCTGGGCAAGTCGCCGGTCCACCTGCGGGGCAACGACCTTGTGCTGACTCCTTGCGAGGTCTGGCCCCGGGAGAAAATTCTCCGAAGGCAAGCCCGGCTCATTTCCAATTCCCTTTTGTATAGCGTCTACTCCCACCCCAACACGACCCGCCGGGTGAGCATTCCGGTCTGGGTTCAGTGGACCCGCAATCCGGCCAGCATGGAATCGGTGCCCTCTTTGCAGATCCTTTTCAAGGCGACCTCGGACCTGCCTTTTGACATCACCTACTATGGATTCCTGCCCGACCTGGAGGTGGATGATGACTCCAACTTTTTTACTGACCGGCTGGGCGAGATGGTTCTGGCAAAAGCCAAGGCCCTCGCGTTCGCGGCAATCAACGACCCAGCCACGGCCGACTTCGAGAAACTTTACGAAGCGAAGTTTGCGGCGGCTGCGGCCCAGGACGCATACCAAGCAGTGGCCGGTCTCGAATTAAGGATGTAATTTTATGGCACAAAAATTTTTCGATCCGTTATTTCAGGTCACCCCCAGCGATGACGACGCCTTTCGGCTGGGAGCGCAGGAAATTCGGGCATTGAAAGAGTCTCTTAAAGCCCTCCTTACCCAAATCTTCCTTGATGATGGAAGTTTTAGGGCAGCGTCCGTTCCTGGCACTTCGGTTAGCGGGATAGATAAAAGCAGCTTGAGCGTGGTCGGTGCGGCCCAGATGATTGTTCCGGCCGGGGTCGTTATGCCGTTTGCCGGGGCTGTTGTTCCACCGAATTATGTTTGGTGCAATGGAGCTTCGTATGCGGTGGGTGCGGTTGGCAGCACTTACCATGCTCTCTACCTTGCCCTTGGCGGAGTCACCAGCTTTTATCCCCAGGACACGGGTGCGGGCACTTTCCAGGTCCCCGACCTTCGGGGCCGGGTGCCGGTGGGCCTGGACAACATGCAGGATGTGGGAGACTCGCTGGCGCGGGCGGGACGCATTTCCGGGATAATCGAACCGCTGGGAGCGGCCGACCCGGCGATAGTTCTTGGGGGTATCGGTGGTGAACAGAAGCACAAAGATGACATTACCGAGATGCCTGGGCACACCCACCTTTACCCGACCCTCGTTACCGATTCCTCGGCTGGAGGGGTCATCCCATCACTTGGAAACACGACTCACGGGTTTGAGGATCCAACTCATCCGACGTCTGCTACCGGCGGCGACCCTTTGGGCACTCCTCCCGGGTCTGCCAAGCCGCACAACAACGTGCAGCCCTCGATGTTTCTGAACTACATAATCAGGCTTTAAAATGCGTCGGCAAAAAGGAGTCTCCGTAAAAGTCAAAGCCCCCAGCCGGGGCTTGGTCACTCGCTGGCCCGGCGAGACTTCCGACCTGTTCAATTTGCAGCCGCTTTCGCAGCCATACACTGAGCAGAAGGTTTGCGCCGAGGCTGCCAACGTGCGCTTCGAGGACGGGGTGATTGCCTGTGGGCCTGGGTATTCCCGGGTCCTT